TCGTCTTCAGCTTCATCAAGTTCAGCTAAAATTTCTTCAAGATTAAAGTCTTCTTCAACAGATTCTTCAGTGTCTTTCATTCCCATTTCATTCATGAATACATCACGAATAATGTTACGGAGTTCATCAACTGAAATTTTTTCTGTTTCTTCAACTTCATCTTCCATTTCGTCTAAACCTTCATCCATTTTTTCTTTTTCATCTTCTTTTTCGTCTTCTTCTTCTTTTTCTTCTGGTTCTGGTTTAGCTTTCTTTTTTCTTTCTTCTAAAGCTTCAGCTTCTAATTCAGCTAAGATTTCCTCTAAGTCAGATTCAGTTATGTCACCTTCTTCCATGTAGCTTTCATCAGTTTCGTCAGCTTCTTCCATAGTGTCAAGTCGATAATCATCATCATCTTCTTCGAGTTCATAAGCTTCATCTTTCATTTCAGCTTCATCTTTCATCATTTTGCCTTCTTCCTCTTTTTCGTAAGCTTCATCTTTCATCATTTTTTCTGATTCTTCAACATCTTCTTCCATTTCTGAAAGTTTAGTTTGAATCATAGACATGATACGTGGGGCTAAAGTTTCTTCAAGAGCAAGCTTGGCATTTGCTACAGCGGTATCACGTACAGCTTTAGCATCGGCAATAGCCTGTTCGAATAATTCTTTGTTTTTCATTTAATTTTTAAAAAATTTTTTGTTTTTCGATTGCTTATTAGAAAAAGCAATATAGCGGATTTTACAAATCAATGACGTGATATTAGAGATCACGTATAAAGGACGGATATAAATATATAAGGAGATATAAAAACGCGTCCTTTACTAAAAAACTTTTATTTAACGCAACAAACTCCAGTTTGTGAACAAATAATATCAGTAATTATTTCGTTAACTCTTTGATATTTGTTATATATTTTAATATTAGGATTATAAGATTCACTTAAACCAACAACATCCATATAAGCACCTTGTGTTGATGGAGTACTAACAAAATCCCAACATACTAATTCAAAATCATCTTGTACTTCTACTGTTCCTTCACCTAATGGTTTAACAGAACCCATACCACGAGAAGAAATACCAACAGTAATATTATTTAAAAACAAATCACGCAATATATTACCTGATGGTGTTGGTAATACTTCAATACGACCCATTAAATCATCACCATCCCACCATAATTTTTTAATATTATGGCATACATTTTTTAAATTAATGATAGATGAATCTGGGTGGTCTAATTCGCCTAATGCTCTATTTTGAGCGATTGGACCTTCAATATATTTTTCTACTTCACGTTTTAAAACCTTGTCAGGATATACCCTTTTATTAGCGTTTAAGGCATTAGCACGTTGAACAACTCCCTCTACAATTAAGTTTTTTGTAGGACCAAGTTTAGCCTCCATTAATGATTGAGGACTAACCTTGAAAGGTAAATATTCTATAAGTACTTGTTTTGACATTATTTATTTTAAAATTTTATATAAATTCAACTGGATCTTCAGCTGTACCTACTTTAGGTTTACGAGTTACTTGTCTAGCTTTATTTATTAAAGCTTGTTTTTGTTGAGGAGTTAACATATTTGGGTTTTGAACATCAATAGCTATTTCTTTAACCATTTTTTTAATTAAGTCTAAATTTTCTTTAGTTAATTCAACAGATTTAGACATTTCTTTTAATCCTAATTTAGTATGATCTAAAGGATTAAAATTTGAGTCATAAAATTGATATGTTAATCTCATTACAGCAGCATATTTAACACCTTTAGGTTCGTCTGTAAATTCATATACTACTGCTCCAGGTTTTTTAGATTTTATAGTTTTTTCTGCTTCACCTTTAGCATATTTGATTTTACTATCTACTGTTTCTTTATCATCAGTTCCATATAAAACTTTAGCTAATTTTTTAGCATCAGGATCAGCTGATATTGGAATATTAAATTGACCAGGGCTAAATACTTTATTTTCATTTGTATCTTCATCCATTCTAGCTTTTTGTTTAGCTGTTGGACCTTTACCATGTCCCATTCTTTTCAAATTAGCTATTTTACCAGCTATTTTCATAGCAGCTTTGCCAGAAAATCCTTTTTTCTTTAATTTACCAACAAATGATTTAAATGTTTCAGTCATCATTATATCAATAGAACCATCTAAAGCAGGTTGGTCTGTTTCAAATTCAAGATAATGTTTAGTTTTATCCATATAGTCAGCAGCTAAATGGATTTTTTCTTGCCACCAGTCTGGAAAATCAACTTCAGAATCCATTTTATCATACATGTCTAACATTTTATATAATTCAGCAGCATATTCACCAATACGATAAACAGTTGCTTTTAACATGTCTGGTTCGTCATCTTCATGTCCCACATCAATATCTTCTTTAATCATCTTTGATGATTTTTTCTTATCTTTAGCAGCCTTTTTCATTGGCTCTGTTTTATCACCATCTCCATCTAAATCTAGAAAATCTGGTTTAGAATTTTTCTTTTCATCTAAAGATTTTTCTGGTTCAGCTTTAGGTTCTGTTTTAGATTTTGATTTTGGTTTTTCTTCTGATGTTTTAGAAACAATAGAATCATAAGATTTCATTGTAACTGGTTTTCCTGAAGCACTTAATTTGATTAATTTTTCAGCTACATCATGAAGGTCCATATCTGATTTAGCATCTTCACGAGCATATTCTAACATACGAATAAAAAGAGGAACATCCATAATTACAAAATCAGATGGATTTTTCTTTTTTTCTTCTAAAGATTCTTTAACTATTTTGGCTTTAATCATCTGATTTGGAGCCATGTTATCTTTTTTCTTAACCTCTTCCATCTCAGTATTAGTTACTTCTTTTTTTCTATTAGGTTTTTTCATACCTAATAACTCATAAGTAGCATCTTCTAATAAATGAGTGTAATAATTAGCATCAGAAAGTACATTCTTAACAGCTTTATTTAAAGCTTTTTTAACTGTTTCGTTAGTTACTTCTCCACCCATCTTAACTAATTCATAGTCAAGACCTCTTTGAACTTCAAATGGGTTAGCCTTATCAATGTCAGGAATAGCTGACATAAGTGATTTAAGATATTCGTTTGTAGTAGCCATTTATGTATAAATATTAATTATCCTTGCCCAACTGACAATTTTTTGTAATTCTTGCTTTGTTTTAATTTACTAGTTTTAGTTTTTGCATGGATCCCTGGTCTTTTTCTCTTTGGTTTTTCTTTGTAAAGTGATGAAGCTGAGATAGATGTTTTTTTAGCTTTTGCCATTTGTTAAGGTTTTAATTTTAGTTTGTAATTCTTTAATTTCACTAACCATTTTTTCTAAAACCTCATTAGTTCTTTTTAAATACGTTAAGTTTTCATTAGACTGTTTTAATTCAGTCTTTAATCTATTAGTATATTCTAATATTTTGTTTATTTCTATAACACGTTTACGAACTTCTCTAATAGCAGCATGTAATTGATCAGCTGGTCTGCGTGTTTCAGTTGTTTTTTTAAATTGTGAATATTTTACCTCATTTATTTGGTTTTCATTCCATAAAAAACTAGCATCTAACATATCTTTTGGTTGAACTTCTTTATAACCATAAGATTTAGTATAAACATTGTTTTTAGTACCTTTAACAAAAGATGAAGGTAAACCAGATTTAGTTGGTTTTGAGTTTTTTCTTGGATTTAAAACAACTTCATTTTTAACTTCTTTTTTTTTAAAAGCATATTTTGGAGCAAATCCTGGTACTCCAGTTGTAGTAGAAATTTCTTGAGCTAATTTTTTCTTAATATAAGCTTCAATAATTTTTTTAATTTCTTCTTTGCTTTTCATGATTATTTAGATAATTCATTAACTAATTCATGATATTGAAGTAAATTAATAAGATGTTCATCTTTAACTACTTGTTTTTTAGATAAAGGTTTAATTAAATTAATAACTTCTTGTAGTTTAATTTCTACTGTTTTATCATCTACTTTATTTTTTAATTTAACTAGATTTTCTCTAACTTCAGTTAAATTTTTATTAACAAATCTTCTTAAATAATCAACATTAGAAATATTGTTTATATATTCTTTTAAAACTAATTTTTGTTTATCAGATAGATTAGAATATTTGTCATTAAATTTTTCAATTAATATTCTATATGTTAAAATACGAATATCTTTATCTTGAGTTTTAAATTCTTGAATTATTCTATTTTCAACATTTTCTGAGTTGATGCTACTTCTAGTTATATGTTCTAATAATGTTATTTTATTAGTTAATATTTGGTCAGGAGTTATAAAATTTTTTGATTTTTTTATTTCAAATAATGTATAAATAGCAGCTGATGTTTTATAGTTATTAATCTTATTTTTAAAGAAATTATCTAAGTTATAATGTTTTTTAATTTCTCTAATTAAAGCATATTTTTCTTTATTAATTTTTTCTTCATCTAATTTAGTAGACAAATCTAAAATAGTATTAATTAACAAGTCAGCTTTTGCTTCTTCTAATTTTTCACTGTTTAATACTGAATGATATAGTTTTTGTTCTTTAGCTAATTCAGTATTAGTAAAGTATTTCTTAACTATTTTGACAGCAGATGACTCTTTTCCAGCCATAACATCAGAAGCTATTTGTCTGACTAAAAGCTCAAAAAGAATACCAGTGTTTTTATACTTCGAGTGTTTGATTGTCATGAAGGTATAATTATACTAATTATAAATATATACTTATTTTAATTCCTCACGAATATTTTCCTCATTTAACAAACTACTTCCTTTAAACATGTCTGTTTTACGAGATATTCCATCAAACATATTTTTGTTTTGTATATAAATAGCTTGAGTATATGATGGAGACTTAATACCTTCATTAACTTCTTCTTCATCTTTATATCTACCTTTCATAGAATCAACACCTAATCTGTCTCTACCAAAAGGATCATTTTGTGTGTTAATAAATGATGGTTTAGATTGAGGTCTACCAGGCATATTTACAATATTAGGATCATTTTCATCAAATCCTGGAGGTACATCTCTAGTTGTAGTGTATCTACCTTTTCCATAAGCATTAGCTAATTGATGTGGTGTACCATATACTTGGCCTGTTTCAGCTGGATCATTACCTTCTTCTTCAATTTGTTTAAATCTGAATGAACGTTTTTTATCTTCTGCTACTAAATCTCTATATTCATCAAACTGATCTTCACTAAAATGGAATATATTATCATAAATCCAGTTAGAAGGCAATAAATTAGTTTCTATAATTGATGAAGCTAAATCAACTTTTTCTTTCATTAAAGCAACACGCTCTTGATCATATATAATTGAAGGAGTTGTTAAATTTAATTCAAAATTAGTTAAACTTTCATTATCATAACCTTGAGTATATAAATGTACTAAAGCTATTTTTGTTAATTCACTAATTAATATACGTTGGATTCGTTCAATTGTACGAGCAAATCTAATATCTTCAGCTGCTAATGTAGCTTTACCACTTAAATCTTTTTCATATCCTAAATATGCTTTAGGTACTTTTAAAGCAGCGAATAATTTTTCTCTTAAATAAGCTACATCTTCAATACCATTATATTCTAATCCTTTAGCTGTATCAATTTTAGTTGTAGCATCACCACCTCTAACAGGTATATAAATATCTTCTAACATGTTTTGCATGTTGAATTTTAAATTATAATTACCAGTTTGAGGATCAATAAATGGAGTTTTTTTAACTTTTTGCATCATACGTTGCATATAGTTTTCAACTTCATTTGGTGGTATATTACCTACATTAACATAGAAAACACGTTTTTCAGGTGCGCGTACAATTCTATGAATTAACATAGCATCTTCCATTAATATATACTGTTTAAATAATTTTCTTCCTGGTTCAAGATATGATCTACCATATGGTAAATAATTTACATCATTAATTAAACGGAAGTGAGCAATTTCATAATTTTG